CCCCAAGGAAGCCTCATGACAGCAACAAAGATCCAGCCCGGCGACGACCTGCACCTGACGTCGCTGATGGCGCCCCACTCCCTGAATTTCGTGACCGGTGCCGATCGCGCAGCACTGCTGGCCTACGGCCGGGACGTGTTCGCCGCAGGACTCGCCGGGGCAGCTCCTGCCGCTGTGGCAGGGCCGGCCGACGACTTGGCAGAGCTGGCCATGCTCAACAAGCTGGTCGAGCTGGGCACACAGGCATATGGCGCGCTCGCAAAGTCCAACAGTGATGACGGCCCAGCCGGGACAGCCGCATATGTGCGGTGGCAGGAGCGGCGTGCCGAAATGGGCGAGTTGATCCGCGCCCACAAAGCGCCCGCCCTGGAAGCGCCTCCCGCTGTGGCGCCTCAGGGCGAGTACCCGCATGAGCAAATGGATGCCATGGCGCTCGATCGCTACAAAGTTGTGCCCTCTAACGCCAGCATGCTTTGGAGCCACGCGGTCGTAGCCGGAGACGGCACGCAGCAGCTCTATGTCGGCCGCGAGGTCGAATGCCAAAACATGGCGCGCAAGTTTGCAGGGGCATTCCTTGATGGCGCCTTTGCATTCCACTCGACAGCTGCCGCTCCCACCGCCCCGGCCGCGCCCGCCCTGGAAGCGCCTTCGGCCTACAACTCTGCAGGCCCGATCAAGCGGTACATGCTCGACTGCAACATTGACGGCATGGACCAGTTTCGTGAATTTATTCTAGCAACAGACCACGACACACTTGTTCACGACGTGCTGGCAAACGCAGACCCAGCAGGCACGGTGCAGGAGAACGGGCTGTTGCGGGACCAGGTACGTCAACTGGACGCCATGGTCGGACGCATGAAGCGAGAGGCAGTAGCGCCCCAGGCACCTGCTGCGCCTGCCGATGCGCAAGCCTTTGCGGAGTGGTGGGATAGGGAGCGCGGCACCGCGCGCAATCGCCTGCCGGGCGATGACTGGATGGACCTGAGCAACGAGGACCGCGAGCAGTACGAAGCAGCCTTCAACGCCGGCATGCGCGCGGCCAAGGCAGCACCTGCTGCGCCTGCAGTGGATGCAGTGGATGCGGACGGCGCTCGGTATCGATACCTGCGAGACGAGCATATCGGAGACGATCCTGAGTCCATCAACCTGCCTCCGGGCAAAAAGCGCGGGCTGGATTCCGCGGTCGACGCAGCCATCGCAGCCCAGGCAGCAGCCAAGGGGGAGCACGATGACTGAAGCCATCTACGACGAGCAGATCGCGCCTCTGCTGATGCAGGCAGGGAAGCTGTGTGAACAGCACGGCCTGGCCATGGTGGCCGTAGTTGAGTACGACAAGGAGGCGCGCGGCACAACCCGCATGCTGCCCGACAGAGCCGGCCTCGCCATGCGCATGCTGGCCATGCTGGCCGCCAGCGGCAACAACATCGACAGCTACCTGATCAATGTCATCCGCTTCTGCAAAGAAGAAGGCATCTCCCTTGAACAGAGCATGTTCCTTCGGCAGTACTCGCGCCCCGCAGCGCACAAGGAGAGCACATGAAGCATTTATGGGAAGCGGGTCACCGCTATTACTGCAATGAGAGCAACTACTTCGCCCGGGAATCTTGCGAGTCCCAATACCGCTCCTTCGCGGCCTTCTTGGAGGCCGAGGGCAACAGCGATATGGACTACAACCTGCTGTTCCGTTGGGACTGGAAGGAAGAAACAGAGGAAGGCGAGCCGACGTTCAATGGCGACGTGTACTACCGAAATGGAAAGCTGAAACTGTTCTGGATGGGGCAGCGCAAGGGGCTGTATCGCTGGTCTGTAGTGGATGTGTGTCGGGCGGATGAGCCTGCAGTGATCGAGTTTCTGAGACCTCGCTTGGAACACCTCATGTCACTTTGGGAGCCCCTGTTTGATGAGCGCGCCCAGGCGCAGCAGAAAGGACCTGCATCGTGACCATCATCAGCACCAGCGAACTCACTGGCCCCGCACTTGATTGGGCTGTGGCGCAAACAGCCGAGAAGTGCGAAGGAATTATGTTCAAGGTCATTGGCGGCATGCCTGTCGGCATCGACGCGGAAGATGGCAAAACCATCTGCATTTTCTTCAACCTGCCGCGCGGCAATTTCAAGGACCGGCTGCTGCAGCAAAACCGATTCGGCGCCGATGGCGCTCACGCTGTGCGCTACGAGCCCAGCCAAAACTGGGCCCAAGCCGGGCCGATCATTTTCCGTGAGCAGATCGGCATCAGCCCGCCGGGATCGCGCGTCCATCGCAACGGCGGAAACAGCCCAGGCTGGGGCCCTTCCGGCATCTGGACCGCTACCACATGGCATGCAGGCGCCAATGGCCGCCGCTCCATCGCGTGGCACGAAACCGAGCCACTGACTGCGGCCATGCGCTGCTACGTCGCAAGCAAGCTGGGCGACAGCGTGGACGTGCCCGATGAACTAGCGCCGGCAGCCGAGAAAGGACAGACCCCGTGACCACAGCACCAACACCCGACCTGCGCGCCCTGGCCGAGGCCGCCAAAGACTGGGCCTCCTGCAACGAGGCATGGCCGGACCCAGAGGATATCTACGTGGCCGTGGTCGGCGGCATCATGGACGGCGAGCATTACCCTGTCGCCCAGATCGAGGCCGACAACTACGGCACAGATGGCGAATCGCTCAAACTGGCCCAGTTCTACGCCGCGGCGAACCCTGGCGCCGTGCTGGCACTGCTGGACCGCATCGCCGAACTGCAGGAGCAGCTCGTGGCCGAAGCCCGCGCCGCTGCTGAGCAGAAGCTGCGAGCCGACCAACTGGCCCAGCAACACCGCATGCAGGCCCAGATGCATGCACAGGCCACCCAGCAATTGGCAGAGCTGGAGGCGCGCAAGCCGCTGCCGCCCGCGCGCGTGGATGAGCTGATGGCCGAGGCCGGCTACTTGGGGGCGTCCGCCGAGAGCCGCGCGGACTTCATCAACGGCCTTCGCCACGCTGAGCGCGCCCACGGCATCACCGGAGGATCGTCATGACCTACGACCAGATCATCGAAGCCTGGAACGCACAGGCTGACCACATGAACCATTGGCCCGAACTCAGCGAGCAGGAGAAGGTCGAGTGGGCCAGGCAGTGCGCGCTGGAGGAGGCTGCCAAGGTCTGCATGGACAAGGCCTGCAAGATGAAGTTCGAATACGTGTATACCGAGAAGAAAGGCTACAGCGCCACACGCGACGAAAACAGCGCCACAGCCTGGGCGCTGATGAACTGTGCGCGGGACATCCTGGCCAGGAAGGGGCAGCCATGAAAATCCAGGCAACAGGAGTCCAAATGATTGATGCTGACACGCTCATGTTTGCCGCGAAGGCATGCGAAATCCCATCCAGTGAAATTGCGCAATGGGACCCGATTAGCGATGACGATGCATCGCGCACGCTCGAGGAATATCTGCAACTGATCACCGAGATCAGGCCGGAGGCGGCTGGGGCTTTTGTGTGGCGAATCGGATCAGGCGTGGATGTCCGCGTCTGGGCCAGGATCAGCGAAGCGGGCAGCATGGATGGAGCAGTGCGCCTGGCGCGTGTACGTGCGGCGGCAGAGATTGGGAAGGTCATGCCATGAGCAAGCGAGCCCGCGAGCGCGGCGACAAGCGCGACTGGCCAAAGCTATGGGGCAAGGAAGTTCAGGACATCAACTGGCCCGATCTCGGCAACGGAAGGATCTGCACTTTCACGATCTGCGGCACTCGGCGGCGTCGGAGATGATCAACAACGACATTGACCTGTACACCGTGGGGGCAGTGCTAGGACACAAAGATCAGCGGAGCACTGCGAGGTATTCCCACCTGGCCACACGGTCCCTCGATTTGGCCATCAAAAAGATAGGGCAAAAATCCCCCACCACAGAGCGCAAAAAAGCCGCTTGACGCTATCTATACGATAGCAGCCAAGCGGCTTGCATTCTGGCGGAGAGGGAGGGATTCGAACCCTCGGTACGTTCGCACATACGCCTGATTTCGAGTTTTGTACGCAGTCCTTGCAGATGCCGCAAGTTGTTGATCTACATGGCCTTGGGCGAGTGCGGCAGCCGCATTCTGTGAAGCCTGTGCGGGGTCTGTGTCAAAAATTCCCCCACCACTTTCAGCCCTTCGAAGCGCCCGCAGACTTGACCTTCTCGACCGTGCGCAGGCTGGCGATGCCAAGCATGCCAGACAGGATCACCCAGAGAGCTTCGGCCTCCAACATCGGGGGCGCATTCATGGTCATGGGCACCCAGCCCTTGGCTTGCATTAGAGCCCAGGCCCACACCAGAAACGGGTAGACCAGGTACTGATAGAAGAGCGAGGCCGCGCCCACCCAGCCAATGGCGGGCCGCCACCCAGCCACGAACAGGCTGGCGTTTGCAGCCTCGGCCTTGTTGACCTCCATCTGGCCAGTTGCCAGGCTGGCGTCGATCTTGGCCGCCTCAAGGCTGACCTTCTGCAGTTCAATCTGTGCATCCAGCCGCTCTTTGTCGGACGTGAACAGGTCGTCAGCGATCTTGCCGATGGCATCCACGATGCCCCCCAGGATCAACGGATTCATGCGGCCTCCTTGAGGGTACGGTTGAGCCAGCCCAGCAGGAACTTGCTCTGGCTCCTGTCGCGCGTCACGATGTCTCGGTAGCGGGCCATCTTGGCGATGGTGTACCGCGCGCTGAAAAGCTCAGGGTCGGACATGTTGAGTGCCGCCAGGGTGAGCGGGCCAACTGCGCCATCCGGCGTGACTCCAGCAACAACCTGGGCGATCTTGACCGCCGTGCCAGGGCCAGCATTCACCCCGAAGTCAAACAGGTGCCGCGCGATCGCCTGGGACGACACGTCATCCAGCCGCATCACATCCCAGAAGTTCTGCTTGTAGAAGGCGCGCACTGCGTCAGCCGCTGGCCTCCCGCCAGCGTCAATTGCATCCCAGCCGCTCCAGTTCGGCCATCGGTTGCGCGCGATCCCGGCATAGGTCATGCCGCCCTTGTCGCCGGCAACGTTGGTCAGCTTGTAGCCACCCTCGTTCACGATCATGGATTCAAATGCTGGTAGGAAATCGCTCATTTGGTCTTCCTCGGGGCTTCACTCTGCTTAAGCACACGGATGTCGGACTCTGCTGTGTCAAGCCGGAACTGCAGGAGCGTCAGCGCCCCTGAAAGGCCGTTCTGTGTGTTGTCCTTCACCTTCAACTCGGCACGCAACTCCCGGATGTCGCCGCGCAGGGCCACGATCTCTTCCGCTGCTTTCTCGCCCTTGAAGTACATCGTCACGATCAGCATTGAGATCGTGCCCAGCACAGAAAGCAAGTAAGGAAGCGGGAGCTTCAGCTCAATGATTCGCTGCGCCGGCCCAGACGGCTCTAGGGAGGTTCTCATCTGTGTTGTCCTATCTGTCCTATTTCCTCGTGCAATTCGCAGCGCTCGGACTGTTGTTGATCGCCAAGCTAGTAAGCGGCGGCTTTGTTCGGCATCGAAAGAAGGCCGCCAAGCGCACGCCCGGAGAGCTGGCTAGCAGGGCCAAGCAGCCCGAACATCGCCGCGTTGCGCAACGTCTCATCAGTGGACCCGCTGGGCTGCAGGAAGCCCATGCCAGCGCCCAGGAGGCCTGCACCGGCCAATGTGTTTGCGCCAGGTGCAAATGCGACGGGCACCATGCTCAACGTGCTCCCCAGGACTGAGCCCGCGCGCCCCATGCCGGTGGACAGCAGCGGCGAGTCGAGTTCGCGCAGATCCCGAATGTCCTGCTTCGACAGTTGACCCAGTGACTGCTGTATCCCAGACTTCGTGTTGTTCATACCCTGTCCGATGCCAGCAAGGAGCAATTCGAGCGGGCTCATGCCGCTTATGGGGTCGTATTCACCAGCCATGTTTTCTCAACAAAAAGCCCGCTCAAGGCGGGCATAGGACTATGGAAAATTTGCGTGAGACCATCAATCAGATGATCAGGAACAGCAACTTCAGCCCGGGCTTCATCGGGTGGATTGGCGCGCTGATCGTGCTTGCTTTGTACGACTCATGGAGGGGGCGCAAGTAGGCCCCCGGTGTATGCAATGGCTGGGTTGAGCAGGCCGCGCATTACGGGTTCTCGCTGCACCGGTCCGAGCAGTCCGGGCGTCACGTTCTCTGCTGCTCGCTGCTGGATCGTCGCGCGCACGTTCTGCACAGCCGGGTTGACCATCGGGCCGACAACTGGGACGTTGCGCAGCATGTCCAAGCCTCGGCCCAGCAACAGCGCCCCTGAGTTGCTGTTGTTCACAGCAGAGCCTACGGGCTGCACCTGGGTGTAGCTGGCTACGCGCCCGACGCGCTTTAAGGTCTCGATCTCGTCAGGCTGGAAAAACAGGGCCAGCTTCTTGTCGCCGATCTGGCTCAGCGCCTTGTTGTACGCCGACTGGCTGAACTTGCCAACTTCGTCAGCAGCACCCCCCAGAGCCTTGTCCTTCAGGTGCGCCACGATGGCATCGCGTATCACCGGGACGCCTTGTGGGCCAACCTCCTGGGCCAACATCTGTGCTTGGTTCGGGGTGCCACCAATCACATACTTCTGAGCAATCTTCAGCGGGTCCGAAGTCTCGCTCTTGGACAGCACACTGCGAACCAGTGGCGATGAATCCTCATAGGCGTAGGCAGCGCGTGTCGCACCTCTGGCGCGATTCACTGCATCAATGGCCGATCCTGGCGCCGCATCCATCGAGCGCAATCGCTGCGCCATATCGCCAGTAAGCACTGAGTTCCCGAAGTCTATGCCGCCCGGGTTGGTGATCGGCTGCACCTCGGATCGACTGAGAACACGCGCGGCCGCGCTGGCAGCAGCACCCTCGTTGCCGCCCTTTGCAATTTCGCGCGACAGCATGGACTGCAGGTTGCGGTAGTCCTGCGGGGTGAATGGCTGCTTTCCTTGCTGGAACGCTCCCATGTATTGGGAAATTGTGGGGTTCATGAAGGGCATCAACCCCTCTTCACCTAACGTTTGGTTGATGTCGCTGATCACCTTGGGCGAGATCGGCTGACGATACCCTGGCGAGGACTTGGCGGCATCCCATGCGGACTGCTCAGCAGCACGCAGGTTCGCCTGCTTCCCCAGGACAGTAGACGCGATCTGTTCACCAGCACGCAGCGCATCGCCACGACCAGCACCTTGCTCATTGAGCGACTGGATGAGGCGCGTGTTGTTCTGGTTCTGGATACGTGCCATGCCCTGCAGTTGGTCGTCTGCAGAGTTGGCGCCCATCTTGGCGAGGTTCATCTCGCGCGTGATCTGCACAGGGTCTTGCGTAACCATGCCGCGCGTTGGGACAAGTCCAGACGCCTGGAAATCAGCAAAACGACGCACAGCATCGGCATTGACCTCGCGGCCTGCTTGCAAGGCATCACGCAACTCAGTGCGAAGCGCCTGGCGCGCACGTTCCGGGATTTGCGAATAGTCTCCACCGGAGCGCTCGAAGATCACATTGATCTGTGCATCCAACTGCTGGGGCGTCATCTTCGGCGTCAGAGCGCGCTTCACGCCGGCTGCGGCACCTTGTACCAGGCCAGGGGCAAAGCCGCCAGCTACGCCGCCAATAAGGCCAGCAGCAGCTTGCTGCAACTCATCCCCGCCACCCTCACGCGACAGGCCAGACAGACCGCCGCCGCCTGCTGCAGACGTCAATTGAGCTGTAGGCGCTGTGGACAGTGCGCTCCCCACGGAGCCAGCCAAGCCGGGAAGCTTTGCCAGTTGCTGCGCGCCACCCAGGCCAGCGCCTGCGCCCGCGACAAGGCGGGTTGCGTCGCCAACCACGCGCTCCAGTTCATCGCGTGGCTTTGGCAGTCCAACGAAGTCAGAGAAGCTTGTTGCCACCTGGCCCAATGGAGCGGTGTTGATGCCAGCAGCACGCATGAGGCCAGCCACAGGCTCGGTGAAAACCTGCAGAGCATTGGCCGCGCCTTCCAGGCCATAGCGCCCCGTCAAACCAATTTGGCGCGGGATGCCAGAGATGCCTCGGTTGACCGCTTGGCCCGCCTCCTGCACTGGCTGCGCAGGCGCAGCAGGCGCGCTTTGCTGCAGCCAGTCGGCAGGCACGGCCATTCCGTTTTTCTGCAGTTTCGTGACCAGGTCGGCCTTTGTCGTGCCATCCGGGACATTGCTGATGATGGTGCCATCCGGCAGACGTACATCCATTATTTGAGGCTCGAAAAGTCTACGACACCACCGCCTGCAGGCGCTTGCGCGGCCTCGGGCTGTGGGACGGTGAGGAACGGCGCCAGGGCTCCTGCATTGGGGTTGCTCAGGAGGGGCTGCACATTCTGGTTGTGCTGGCGGATGCGGTTCTCTGCGGTTTTGCGCGCCACTTTGGAGAGCGTCTGGATCTCTCCGATGGACATGCTGATGTCTCCAGAAGCCGCCTTCCGCAGAATCGCTCGCTCGCTCTCGGTGATCTGGCCTTGGCCCTTCATTTGGCTTGCTGCGTCCAACTCCAACTGCGCCATCGCTTGCATGGCTGCGCGGGTCTTCTCCAGGGTTTCCTTGGAGCTTTTCCCGTTCAATCCCAGTTGAGTACCAACCTGCATCAAAACCTGAGCTGGGGCCGTCAGAGGGCCGGCCATCACCTTCCCGCTGTTGATCGCTGCATCCAGGTTGTTCAAGGTGCCAATCGTAGATTGCGCCCCTTTCGCGCCGGCCAGCGATGCATCCAGCTGGCTCCCTGCGCCCTTGGCGATCTCATTCAGGAACGACTTTTCAGTGTTGACGCTGATGTTGTTGCTTGTGCGCGCGGCGCCGGCCGAGGCCTTGCTGATCTCGTAGTTCTGGTACGCCTTGTTGGTCAAGATGTTGCCTTGGGCATCCATCTGGAACGGCTTGTTGGGATTGGGGATAGCTCGGTTCGCGTTGTTTGGGTCAAACGGGTTGACACCCACGCCTTCCACAAACTCCAGCTTGTCACGGGGCATAAGATCCCCATAATTTCGGCTCTGGGCGAATTTCGCAAGAGACTCAGGCGTGAACTTCGTCGGGTCGATCTTGTCCACAGGAATCTCTTTTTGCAGAGACTGCAAGAGCTGCATGCCACGCAGCGGATTGACGCCCATGACGGCGTTGGCATAGCCCTGCATGTCAAAGCTGCTCAGCGATCCGCCGCCACCAGAGCGCAGGAACTGAGGCGCAAGCGCGCTCTCCTGGTCCTGCAGGTCCCAGGCCTTGGTCTGCTGGTCGCGCTGACGCTTTTGGAACGACTGATCATCCGCAGCGCGCCGCGCCTCGTTTGAGTACTGCACAGCGCTCAGCAAGCCCGGTCCGAAGCGCTGCCCAGAGCCAGCTGCAGCCAGCAGACCCAAACCCAACTGAGACTCGGGGCTGCTCAGGAAATCGAGAAGTCCAGCCATCACGCACCTCCGCCACCGAAGTCACCGTATTGATCACGCCTGAATTTGTCCTGCGCGTACTGTCGGCGCAGGTACTCCAGCTCGTCATCGCTCAGATTGCCTGTATTGCTCTCTGGCGCCTTGGGCTCAGGGATCGCACCGCTGGTCCATGGATTCAGCGCCTTGAAATCGATCTGCCCATAGGCCTCTCCAGGGTTCGTCCTCATCGTCGGGATCATGTCAGTCGGGCGCAGGCCGCTGGACTGCATCCCCTGGCCTGTGCCCTGAGTCATGTCCTGGCCTCCGCCGCTCATCAGGCCTCCAGCACTACCCAGCGCACCAGAGATGCCCCCCAGAAGGCCACCGTTTGTCAGCGGCGAATAGCCTTGACCCGCCTGACCCAACAGACCAGCCAACGCGCCACCCTGACCACCGCCTGCAGCCTGCCCCATACCACCCATGCCAGGCGCCATGCCCGCGCCCATGCCGCGCTCTGGCTGCAGGAAACCGCCCAGCTCAGAACCAGCAGGCGCGCGCTGGTAGTTGCTGTTCATGAGCCTGTTGGACAGGGCCATCATGCCGGGCGCAATGCTCTGCCGGTAGTTGTCGAGGTCGCCGTAGAGGTTCTGGTAGCCGGTCTGCTGCAGCTGGTTCAGTGGGTTCTGCTTGTAGTACTCGCGCAGCTTCGTCGCGTCGCCAAGCACGTCCTTCAGGCCTTGCTGGGCTGGGCCCCACGGTTCGCGCGTCTGGCTTTGAGACTGACCGCCGCCGCTGTCACTGAACAGGCCGCCAACCAAGGCGCCGCCAATTTGTCCGATTGCACTTGGCATGTCAGAGGTCCTTTTCTACTGAAACTGATTTGATCCGGTAGCCGGGACGGCGGCGGGTCATCCCACGACGCACTTCGGCCACCACTTTCTTGCACCCAATGGACCGGCCCCAGGCCTCCATCTCGTCCACCAACTCGTTGTTGAATACGCCCGCGCTAGCCACCAGGTGCAGGACACGGCATGTCTTGCCGCCGATGACTTCGCTGATGGCCCAATAGCCCTGGTGCTCCCATAGCTGGGCAAGGTCCGCGCGGCAACGTTCCAACCACATCTCCGCGGTGTCCGTATGTGTGCGGCGGAATGCAGGTTCCAGGGCGACCGCAGCTTCGTCAGGCACGGTGCTCGGAATGAAGTGCATTACGGTGTGCTCCAGAAACCGGTGCTAGGGCCCTTCAACCCCAGGCCGGACCCGCCACTACTGACGCCTCCGCCACCACTGCCAGAGCCCCACAGATTGCCGATCTGGCCGCCGAGTTGCGCGCCACCCAGAGCACCCAGCAAGGGATTCCCGTTCACATTGGAGGTGCCTGTAGACGTGCCAAAACCAGACCCTATCCCGTTGAACAGGTTGCTGAACTGGTTCAGGTAGTTGAGCGGGTTGTTCTGGATGTTGGTGCCAGCATTGATGCCCGTCTGGTTGTTGTTGAGCTGGTTCCAGGTGTTGTTTGCGAGGTTTGCACCCTGCAGTGCCCACTGGTTGTTGTCGTTGTTGATGCCTCGGTCGAGGTTGGCATAGCCCAACCCCAGGTTGCCCTGCCCAAGGTTGTAGCTGTTGGCCGCGTTGTAGTAGCCCAGGTCGTTATTGCGCCGGCCCAGGTCGTACTGCAGGCCGGTGTTGTAGCCGTTGCCGTACAGGTTGGTCAGGGCCGACCCGAGTTGGGCCTGCATGTCGTTCTGAGCGTTGGCTTCAATGACGCCCTGGCGCGAGCCGCCATACCCACCCGCTGCAATAGCCGAGGAGCCGATCCCCGGCAGCACGCGGTTGTTGAAGTTGTCCGTCATGTTCTTGGACAACGCATCTCCCATCTGGGAGAGATAGGGGTTCGTGCCTTGCGAGTAATAGGGCTGGTTGTTGCCCATCGAGCCGCTGAATGCCGTATTGCCACCCGCAACGCCTGCACCCCCCGCGGCTTGGCTACCAGTGCCAGGCGCCATGTTGTTGCCAGTGCCGACACTGAACGACCCGCCACCGGCTGGTGCCCCGCCACCGCCGCCCGCGCCCCACGACGCAGGTCCGACAACTTGGCCGCTGTCATAGAGCCTCTTCGTCGCCGAGTTGAAGAACGAGTCAAGCCCACTGAAATCAGGAGTCGGTGCAACCGGGGCATTCGGGTTGTAGCCCAGGATCCCCAACATGTCTTGAGTAGTCGCCATCTGTTTCTCCTAGCCTAGAAATTTCCACGATCCGCCGCGATAGCAGTACACCCCCGGGCCAGAGCCAGGGTTCCAATCCACGCCGTCAGCCAACACCGTCATGCCAACGAACGTCTTGTTCGGTTCAACATGAATCTCTTGGAGCTGCAAAAAAGGAAACGGCCCGAGTTGGGCCGCTTGGATGTTCAGTAGCTCCTGCTGGAGCCAACCCGGGATGTCAGCCGGGCTCGGGGGAACGTTTCTTGGAGCGTACATCAGTACCTCCCTGTGACGACGTAGTCAATGTCAAGCGACTGGAACCGCCAGGGCTGGTTGTCCAGGGACTGGATGCGCAGTCCGATGAAACGGCCATTGGCGAACGTGTCAATCTGGCCGTATGCACTTGCTCCGATGGTGTGAATCACTGGAGCTGACCATGCGATGGGCGATTCCATCGACATCTGACCACCTACCTGAATCTGCACCTTCGTCCCCTGCGCACCCTGAGCACGGAACCGGATGCCACGAACAGTCTTTACAGTGTCAGGGCTGCCCAAGACAATGCCGGTCCGTTCCACAAGGCTCGTATAGCTCGATCCGTTGATCGTCCCCGTGATTTCCACGGCGTTGATGATCGGAGCCGATGCGCCAATCAACAGTCGCTCCTGGGCCGGAGACAGTGGATCCTCATTCCACGCCTGAGCAGCATCCTGCCAAGCGTAGTTCTGCGACGCCCAGGTGTTCGTCGTGCCCGAGTCCAGCTGACCGATGGCGCCGCACGTCACATTGCGCAGGCTGCGGATGCTCCATGTGTTCTCTTCCCAGTTCCAGCAGGCCGCCAAGGTGCAAGCGGTTTTGCCGAGCTCAGGGAAGCACACCCATACCTCCTTCGTCGGAGGGTTCGCAACCACGAAAGCGCGCGTGCGATTCACCGAGTCAATCTGTGCGAACAGCCACTTGCGCAGCCGACCACTGATGATCGACTGCGGACCTTGTCCAGAATGGATGATCACGTCACCATGGGTCAGCACCACATGTCCAACTGGTGTCTGTGCAATGCAACCACGGGCCAGTGCACCAACAGCACCCGGCAGGCGCTGCAACTGGAAGATGTCGGCGCCTCCCGTGGCCCGCATCGAATACATGCTGTTTTCCTTGTAGACAATGTTCATGTCTCCAAGAGGGAGCTGATCAACGAGCAAAGACGGCTCTTCTGCGATCTCCAATTCGCCTGCAAGTTTTGCCTTATTGGTCACATCCCATGTGGCTGGGACGGCGCCTGGCGCAGCAGCATCCGACCACTTGACCATGTGCCTGAACCGGCTGGCTCCCTTCGTGATATCCAATGCGACCAGGAAGTTCTTGAAAGGCCGCACCGAAGCAGCGCGCCACGTGCTGTCCCAACCCGGGAGAGCCAGCATCACGCCAGTACCAGCCCAATACCACGGCACGTCCTTGCTGTTGTTTGCTACAAGGACGCCATTGAGCACACCACCAGTCCAGCGATCATCAATCGCCCCGCTGGGAGCCGGAGATGGGGTGATCGTTGTGCGTGTCGTGCCGTCATCGGCATAGACAGCACCCAAGCCAGCGTGGATCCAGTAGCGTTTGCCGCCTTGGTAGTACGGCTGCAGCCAATACGGGATCGTCGTCGGCGTTGTGAAGACCTGCAGCTCGCCCTTCATGCGCTCGACGCCGCCATCACGAAATCGCGTGTTGATGCCGTCAGACCATGCGTTAGTTGGCAACTCCTGGGACTGCACATCCTTGTTGATGCCCAGCTTCCCGAGATCCGTGAAAGTTTGGATGCTCATAGCGTCTTGGCGTATGCGAACAGCCCCGGCAGATCAGCGGAAATGCCGAGCGCATCGGCCAGTTGCAGCACTGTCTGGCTGTCGTTCTCAATGGATTCAGCGCGCCAATCCACAAGTGCGCGGTATCTGGCGTCGTGATCAGGGATAGCATCGATAGCGGCCAGGATCGCGTCTTCCTTGATTCCTTTGAGGTCAAACAACGCAAGCAGGGCTTGGCGTTTTGTGACACGCACACGCGCTGCGTCCCTGGCTTCTTGCTCTGACCGAGCCTTGGCAGCGGCCACGGCCTGCAACTCCTCAGCGGACAACGGCACAACGGACCACTGCTGCCGCCACACGTCATCGATCTCGACAGGCTCGATCTCGACAGGCTTGTGCGTGTCAGCGTTGTGTGCAGGCATGTCCGATGGCTCTACGAGCGCATAGCACTCCAGGTTGTGAGCCATCATCGTCAATGGATGCCTTTCCTGTATCTGAGAAATATTCAGCGGATATTCACCAGTTTCTTTATTCAAGTACATATTCGCACCTTAAATCACATCACCGAGCCGAGTACCTGTGACCAGCCAAGTTACATATGAATTTCCGTCAACGTAATAGCCTGCAGGCCCACCAGATGACGGCGTAGAGTAGCTGGGATTTGATGGGCCAGAAGGCTCAGCAGTGCCACTAGCTGTGCCAGTATCTCCAGAAACTCCAGCCGCGCCGACTGCGCCTCCATTGCCGCCACGACCACCAGTCGCAGAGTTGACGCCTGATATAGATCCAGTAGTTCCCTGGCTGCCAGAGCCTCCTGACGCTCGATATTCGTAAGCTGTCCCGTTATATACATACCCACCCCCAGCCCCACCTGATCCGCCCGAGCCGTTACTACACGCAGAGTATGCGCAAATTTGCACATCACCGCCGTCACCACCGCCGCCGCCACCACCGAATATGGTGCCGTTATTCGTGACCGTGATCTTGCGGCGCGTGTATATGCCCGTACCTCCACGGGAGTTTCGACTACCGCCGTATCCACCAATTCTTCCATTATTTATGATAATGACAGATTCGTCCGGGAAATCATTAGGAATCACTAGAGCGCCGACATCTCCACCGGAGAGGACGTTAATTGTTATTTTCCCGTAGCCTAGCCATCCCTGAGCCCTAGCAAGTGCTAGAAGATCGGGATTAATGCTTAACCCTGAAAAGTTAAGTATTACACCTTGCCCACCAGAAGCCATTATCCAGCGCGCTGTCATGGGTTGTGCACTCCTGCAATAAATCCGTCTATGTACGAACCTTCGGTGTTGAAGAAGGTCATCGTAAGTGTTTGTTCAGATGCGTATGTTGGAAATCCGGCGCCTGCAGGAAACCTGAAATTAGTGTTGAAACTTATGGGCCACGCCCCTCCCGAGAATTTCAAACGCAGTGTTATCTGATCACCCAGACCACGAAGAGCTCCCGTAAAGTACGTGTTGTACTGCACTGTCAGCTGATGAATTGAGCCCTTTGATGGGTCAAGGTAGTAAACCTTCGCATCACCTGGTCCAACTCCGGTGTTTGTTGCATAGACTTTTTCACGAAAATCAAGATCCGAAACGGCTCTTGCCCACGGATGCCACACACCGTCAACTTGGTATCTACGGAATTGTGTGCCCTGAGCAAGAGACCCCGACGCCATGGCGAACGTCGCAGTCTGCACAGTACGGACTCCACCTCGATCCCACGTCTCCACTATCCACCCATGCACGGTCAAGCTACCTTGCATAGGCCAATCCGTGCCGCCCCCGGTAGTGGACTCAAAGAAGCCAACGGTCCCTTGCGGGGATGCAGACATGGGCGTCGCAGTGCTGTAATAAGCCACCGCACGCGGGACTACTTCCTGCGCTTGCGGAAACTGTTCCCCTGTGGCCCCCGCAGGACCCGACAGATACGAAGTCAGCACGTTGGACCATGACGCATTCGTGCCGTTCGTCGTGATGACCTTGCCAGCGTTGCCGGCCTGGCCGGGGAGAGCCGAGGACAAGGCTGTAGCGTTCACGAAATCTAGGCTTGCTGCAGCGCTTCCGGCTGAACCTGTTGCAGCTGTCGCAACGTTGACGGTCGCCCCTGTGAAGTTGTGCGTACCCGTGTAGATTTCGCCAGACTTGGAAGCCTTGGCATTGATCTGGGCCTGAATGTCGCTCGTCGCCGTTGCAAGGTAGCCCTGAATCGTTGGCGTCAGCGGGCCGATTGTTGTCGTGTTCGGGAAGGCATGAGTCCCGGTCCACACTTGGCCGCCAATGGCTCCCTTGGCGTTGATCTGAGCCTGAACACCAGAGGTAACGCCAACCATGCGGTTCAGCTCAGTTGTGGACGCAGTGATCGGGCCTGTGTAGTTCGGCAGACGCGTGGCCCACTCGTTTTGCACAAACGCCGTCGATGCCGCTCCTGTGGTGCTGGTAGCCTGGGCTAGCGTCGGGACAGCAACGGAAACGCCGAAGACATGGGGGCCACTCCAGTTTTGTCCAGTGATCGAGCCTTTGCTGTCGATCTGGCTTTGGATTGGCCCGTTAACGCCGACCAGATAGTTGATCTGCACGTCTGTGGCATTGATTGCGCCAGCCACGTTGGGGAGCGTTGTCTTGATGACCGTCTTGGTCACACGGATGTGGTCATCCCCTTCCGACACCATGTCGGAGGCCAGGGGCCACGCAGTGTTCAACTGCGAAGGATAGAGGGCGGTTTCTACAGACATCAGTACCCCCTGAAGATGTTGAAGCGGCGCTTTTGGATCTGGCCGAATTCGGTGGCCAGCGGAACAAGCTTGTTGTTGCTCGCCTCTTGATTGCTGCAGCGCTGGATTGCGTCTCGGAACTTGGCGTCCCACTTCACAACGTTTTGGTCATCGAACATGAAGTCGCCAGCCTCGCAAAGCGCGCCGAACAGATACACATCCGGGTAGTTCGTGAGGATGGTGTTGGTGGGGTTGCCGTCCGACAGATCAAACAGCTGGTGATAGCGGAACTGGATTGGATAGATTTGGTTTGCCGGGCAATGGAACCTTATGTTTGGACCATCCACAGCCCAATACAGCGGCCGGTTCGGGACGTTGTTGTATGGAAGTGATTCCGGCAGGAACTGGTCCAGTGCCTCAATCGGGTTGATGTCAGCGAGCCAGAGCTTGATAGGACTCTTGAAGTCTGCCGGCAGAGGGACGATGTCGCTGTTTGGCGTGGTTGCCAGAGGGACGGTCACTTCAAGGTTGATGATGTCCACCAGGCTCTTGATGCGGGTCTCAGCCAAGCTGATGAAGTCAGGGACACGGGCTGCCAGATCAGATCGCTTGAGCCATGCAGCGACAGCCGACTGCAACTCGCTGTATGTCGCGATGCTCATTGCTCGGCCTTCCTGGGGCGGCCACGCTTCTTCGGCTCTTGCACGTCTTCGCCAAGCGCAGAAAACCCTGCTGTGCGAGCGTCAGCCTCTTCATCGTCATTCAGGACGATGCGCCACTCGCCCTCGACACCGCCCTTGCATAGACCTTTGGGGAATTCTTGGAACATGCTTCCTCCACGAAGAAGACCCGCCGAAGCGGGGCCTCATGGTCAGTTGCTCAGGATCCGGCAGGCCAGCTGCGCACGGATGGTCTTGTAGCCGTACAGCACATCGAGGCGGCAAGGGAACTTGTCGTTGTTGATGTCGTACTGTCGGACGATGCGCATCGAGATGCCGTCCATGACTTGACGAGACGCGAAGTCCACGCCCTGCGGCATTACCAGGTCAGCGGTCGCAAAAGCGAACGCGTCCTTGTGGAACGCCAGAGAAGGCTTGTAAAGCGCTGATGCGCCGCCCACCTTGGCCACGGCCACGCCGTTGGCGATGCCAGCAGCCACCACGTTCTGACGGCCGCCAGAGGTGTAGATGGCCGGGCTGATGTTGATGGTGCCTGCGCCGCCTGCATAGTCCGCCGTGACCACGAACTGCTGCAGCGTGCCGGTGTCAACCTTCGACTCAGGATGCACACGGTTCGCACCGACGAACGTGATGATGTCGCCCTTCTTGAACGTGGTCGAACCAGTAGCCAGCACCACCTGGGTGGAGCCGTTGGCCGTCACAGCGCCGTTGACCGTGTAGCCGGTGGCCGCGGCGGCTGTGCCGGTCAGGCTGTTCTGGATCAGCGTGTTCTCGTAGAAGTCGTAGCCACCAGTGCGGCCCATCGAGCCCTCGCGGTATTGCTCCTTGATCGCCGTGGAGTCCTGGAACAGGCCCTTGAGAGCATCCACCAGATCGACGTTATCCTGCGTGTTCAGCAGCACACTGCGGTTGCTGTCCATGGGCGCCAGGCTGTCGTTCAGCACCTTCCGCGAGTTCATCAGAGCGCGGAAATTGGCCGCACTGCCGATGTTGTTCACGTTGTTGTACACGTCAGCCATCATCGACAGCGCATCCGCCTCGATGTTCGCAGCCAGCACGGCCATTGCGGGGTCGAGCACACGCTTCGAGAAGTCGTCCAGGCTCAGGGTCAGGTCCACCGAGGTGAAGTTCAGATCGACACCCTTCTGGGTGGCAACCTGCAGCGTTGTGCTGATTTCAGTGGTGTCCTGCGCCGACAGGGTAGGACCAGTACGAACGACGTATTCGTTCGGCAGCCGGATCTTCAGCGAGTCGCCGATCTTGGCACCCGTCTTGGCGAACGAGTCGTCGTAGGTGCGGTTGATGTTGCCCACGAAGTTGAGCTTCTGGTGCAGGATACGCAGCGCCTCACGGGTCACTGCGGTGGGGGTAAGAATGCTGTTTGCCATCTGTATCTCCGGCGCCTCTCGGCGTTAGGAATGAAGAAAAGCGGCCTTATCGGCGCGCCCTGACTTGCGAGTTCCGCCACTTGGTCCACTCCTCGACAGACATGCTGTCGGGGTCCATCGATCCGCGTGTCTTGCTCGTCGAGTTCACGCGAGTGACTGGCTTTTCCTGGACCGGAGCTTTGCGCTGTGTGGCCTGCTTCCTGGCTGTGTCGAACTGGTACGAGCGGAACAGGTCGATCACGAAATTCGGCGTGGTCACGTTCGCCAGTTGCGACTCGGAGTAACCACGACTCTTTCCGTACTCGACCAGCTTTGCGGCGAGATCCGGGCCCCAGCCAGGGATTTCGCGCTGCAGGACGGCCTTTCCTTCATCCAGTGACCGTGCAGCTTCTTGCTGTTGCCACTGGCTGAACTGTTGCTGTCGTTGCGCGAGTGCTCCTGCAGCCTGTCCACGAATGGATTGCAGCTGCTGCATTCGCAACATGACCTTCTGCACCTGAAGCGGGTCCTGTTCGTGGAGCTGCTGCAGGTTGATCTGCTGCAGTTGCGCGAACTCCCGATCAATCGAGCGGATGTCCGCCACGATGTCCAAGTTCTGTTGGTCAAATTGGCGCACTTGCTCTGTGCGCTCGCGCTCGGCTTCAATTGCCTTGCGCTGGGCCGCTACCTCTTGCGTTTTGCGGGTGTAGTCCGCTTGCATGAGGCGCTCGGCCTTGAGGCGTTCAATGTCGCCCTTCTTGCCACGGACCTTGAGGCCGTCTAGGTCCTCTTCAAGTTCATCCTCTTCCGCGTCCGGTTGCTCGTTTTCGAGGCCTTCCGCTTCAAGTTCCTGATCTTGCTGCCCGTTTGACGCGGCGCCTACGTCCTGTTCTTGCGCCAGGGAATCCCCGGAGGGTTGTTCCTGTTCCATTACTGCTCCTGCGGTCGTTTCTCAACGATGCGCTGCCCCAATCAGGCCTTACGGCATGGCTGGTGGGGGCTGTTCACCAGGCATTAAAAAACCGCCCTGAGGCGGCTGTTGTTCTTCGCTGTGTTCAGGTGGCTCCATCGCCTGCCTGACGGTCTCCATGACCAGCATCTGTATATCCTGCGGGCTCATCGCAGGCTGCGTGAGCTTCAGTCGGTTTGTGACTGCGTTGTACTCATCGATCTCCAGCTTCTTGGCATCAATCTGAGCGTTCAGCATGGCTTGCGCATCCTTGCTCTTCTCCTGCTCAAGTTGCTGTGTCAGCTGCTGGATCTGTTGCTGCAACTGGCCGACAGCCTGCTTGGCCATCTGGTCCATTTGCTGCATCTGCTGCTGCATTTGCTGGACCTGTGGGTTCTGACCCTGCAGCTGAGGCGGCAGCATCATCTTCATGCGCGCCGCGATGTCATCAGCACCTGGCCAATCGAGGTTCTTGACCAATAGATCCCCAGCCACCTGCATCATCGGCGGGAACATCTTGCCAAGCTCCATCATTTGGGCGGCGGCTTCCTCGCGCTTCGTGCTGTACGAAGGACCAACTTCACAGGTCACATCGTATTTGCCAGCAGTGACGTCAAACACCTTGGTCAGCCCCTGAACCGTCTCCTGCTCTTTCCCAGCCTCATACACCTTGCTTTGTTGACTCTTGGCTGGGTCAGGGGTGAACGGCTGGTTGATCGGCACTGACTCGTTCGTGCCATCCTCATAGATCACACGGATCATGCGTGGCGCGCTGTACACCTTTGGGATCAAGTCCACCAGCACACGGCCAGCGTGACGAATGGCACGGGCCAAGTTGTCGATGTAGTTGAACGTCGCAGTGTCCGACTCGCGCTGACGCTGCAGGATGGCTCGGCCCGATGTCTCATTGCTCCGCGCACCCAGAGCAGCGTCGTAGATGCCCATCACGGCCTTCATGTCGTCCGAGGCGTTCAGAGCCTCTTGCAGCGCTCCAGCAGGCGGGCCAGCAAATGGCTGGCGTTGCGGCGGCTGAGCACCATCGAATTCAATGTATGGGTGCGACACCACGTTCGCAGTGGCCCACTTCGCTTGGTCGCTATTGAAGGCCCCCTTCGGCCCGATGAATGGAGTCTTTGGCGCCAGTGCAACCAGCTCGGTCGAAGCTGTGCGCCAGTAGTTGAACATCTGCTGCGGGTCTTTGGCCCAGCGCGTCAGGCTGATGAAGTGGCGACGCCCTTCAACAATGACCTCGTCGCCGTACACCGGAATGATCGGGATGTACTTTCCCGCCCAATCGTTCGTCTCCAGGATCTCGGCGCCGCTCATGATGCGCTGCGTGACCTTATATGTTTTTGTTGGCCGCGTCTCCACGATCTGCAAGCCCTGCGCATCGCACAGGTCCTTGATCTTCAGATACTCTGGCTCGTAGAGAACCATGCCATCAGAGAGCTTCAGGAGCGTCGCGGGGACCTCCTTGCGCGTCCAGTACTCAGCCACCCGGACAAGCTCGTTGTCTCGCCAGCCATTGGGGAGGTCTTGATAGTCAGTTTCCCAGTTGACCTTATCCGCGCCCTTCCAGCGCTTCTTGAACGCTTCGGCTGTGAACAACTCTGTGATGAACGACTTGTTCCAGTCGCTGGAGTCAGCGCAGTTGCTGTTCTCGTCACCGTAGACCGTCAAGGGATTGACGATGCGCTCAATGAAGATGTCTTGGTCGAACTGGTCGTCGCAAGCGTAGTCAGTGGTGATGCGGAAATAGCCAAACCCGCCAGTCACGGCATTGTCCAGCGCTGTGTCGTAGGCGATGTCGGCGTTGGACGTGTACTCGATGTTGCGGATCAGACCATTGAAGATCTCTGCTGTCTCGCGTGTCGCGCCCGAGTCCACTGGGTGGACCTTGATCGCAGGCTTGTTTTGGCGTGCGTCATTCAACACCTGGCGGGTCATCGCGGGAAGGCGATTGATTGTCAGGCACGGTCGCCCATCCAGCTCTCGCTGACGCTTCACGCCATCCGGCCATTGCTCCCCCAGGCGGGAGAACTTGACGTCATCGATCCACTGCTTGCGGTTGGTAGCTTCGGCGTCTTCAGACAGCCGGAACTCCTCAAGCGCATCAGTGAGTTCATCTTTGTCGCTCATGTCATCCCATCCAAGAAATTACTTGCGGCGTTGCCTTGCGTTGCGCCTGAGGCTCTTCATAGGCTACGCACATCAGCCCGAATGCATCGGCGCCGTGGCTCGACCAGTCGTGCTCAGGGCCTAGGCCGATGCCGCGCTGCTCGTCTCGCTTTTCGTGATACCAGCCCAGTGCCTCAAGCCCGGGCTGGGTCGTGGCCTCGTTGAACCACATCGACCCGAACAGGCGCCTGCCAGCCTCAATGCGGGCCTTGGCTGCGCCCTTGCCTTGGTTCGGCACTACCGTGACCGTGTAGCCCGCCTGGCGTAGCGCGGACTCGTATGACACGTCATGCACCTTGTCTTGCGTGGCGCCATCGTGCGGCAGCCAGATCTGAGCTTTGTCGTAGCCGTGCTCACGCATCCAGTTCAGATGCGATGACAGCGGCTGGCCCACTTGCTCGTAGTAGTCGAGCACTCGAATCTCTTTGCCGACGAACTGGGCTATCCACATCGCGAAGGCATCAGCCCTTGCGCCTGTGCCGCCAATATCCACGAATGCTCGCAGCGTCATCAGCGGGTCAGCCGGTACACGCCCAATCCTGTTGTCCTGCCGTGCCTTGACGATGTGCGAGGCGAAGTACGCGCCCTCGATTACCGTGGCGTAGTCGCCTTCCCAGATGTGCGCGTACTGCTCAGGTCGCTCAGCCAGGTCACGCAGCCGCACACGCTCAAGCAGCGCAGGAAACTTCGGGTTGTCCTTCCAGTTGCAGCGCACGTACTTCATGCGCGGATCGCTCGAGCCTTTGAACCGCTTCTCGACCGGCGCACTCTTGCGCTTCGGATTCCACGTCACCCATAGCTCGGCATTCCAGTCCGTGCCTTCTTCCCGCAGCGTGGGGATCAACGTTGTCCAGGCCTCATCCGTCACTGGCTCGGCTTCATCCACCCAGCACAACAGCAAACGGCCCTTGGACTTGATCGACGCGATGTTGCGGTCCAGTCCAGCAAAGGCGAATGTGATCCGCCCATCACGGCTCTTGATGTACTTGTCACCAACGTCGTAGTAGGCAGCAAGCCAGGGCTCATCCTCTATCGCGCGCTTGCACTCTTCCAGAGAGCTATCCTCAAGCGAGTTCATGAACTGCCGAGCACACAGCAAGATGCCGGTGACACCAGCCTTGCCGTACTGGTATCCCTTGACCGCGGCCATCTTGGCGAAGCTGCGTGTCTTGCCAGACCCTCGACCGCCATAGCACGCGCGCACGTCCGCCTCCCCCGAGAACAGCTCAATCAGCTTCTCAGGGATGGCAATCTGCGCAGTGGTCATTTCAGGGGAACTAGCTCTACTCTCGTAACGGTCTCGACTGGGCCGCCATCCTTGCCGGACAACTCCTGCCGGTCAGTGATCAGGCCCAGCAGCTTTGCCTTGCCCATCGTTGCGGCCACCATCGCAGCAGCCTGAGGCTTCTCAGAAGTGCTTGCCGCAACTCGGGCCTCTTCAAGCTCGCGGATCAAGTCACTCACCGTGATTTCGTGGCGTTCAACATGCGAAGCCTGGAGCGCAGCCACCCTTACCGCGACATTACCGTTTGCCAGTAACTCACTGGCCTTCACCGCAATCACTGCTGGCTTCATGTTCTCGGCGTTGTAGGAGCGCCGGTACGCTTCAGAGGCGTTGCCCGTTTCCACGTAGGCAAGGGCAAAGGCCTCCTGCTTGATGGTCAGGGCCATGGTGGTCTTTGTTGGGTGCAGGGCTAAGCACTCGAAGGAGGGGCAGTTGAGGGGTTAGTGCCGCCCTGCGGAAATGAAAAAGCCCCGGCCATTTCTGGTCAGGGCTTTGATGTTGCTCGCACCCATCCCGGCGCAAACCGGGACGTTCTAGTGCTGTTGCTAACGATGGCTGCCACGTTACCAGAATCATTTGCGGATTGCAACAGGCTTTGCGCGATTCTTCAGCATCGTTCTGGCGTCATGCACCAGTTCGCAGAGCGCATCCATCGTGACTCCCAGGAGCTTTGCCGCCTTCTTTGGGTTGTTGGCGTAGACGTACCACCATCGGACCGCGTGGCGGTTCTTCTCGGGCAGGTCGACTACTAGCTTTTCCAGCGTGTGTGCGTCCAAGCTGTTGACCGGGATGTGATCCAGCGGGACAGACTCGCTGGCGTCCTTTTCCTTGAAAAACCGCCACATGGGATGCGAGTAGGCGCTGTTCCCGTTGCGAGCCCACCGTGCCCAGTTCTGCAGCCTCAGGTGGATTTCCTCGTGCTCGGCTTTGATCAGGTTGTAGTCGACGTAGGCTTTCATCAGCATGTGGGCTCCTTCTTTGCTTGCTTGTTCAGTGCTCGGTAGTGGTCGCGGATAGAGATCAACTCTTCTCTGGTCCATTTGCGCGGCTGGTTATCAGACTCAAGTGCTTCCACAGCCTCCAGCCCAATGCGGGCCACAAGGCCAATGCGGTAGTCAACAGCACGGCCAGCACCCCAGCGGTTGCAAACCTTGCGCTGGGCATGAGCATTCCTCTCGTCAAATCGGAGATGGGACGCACTTCCCGTGGAGCGGTAATGGCCGCAGTCGAACGCGCCACCCACTTCTCCTGCTCCCAAAGGTAGGCCGCAGCAAATACAAGGCCTCGCACGGTCTCGCTCCCTGATGAATGAGTTGAATGCAACTTGAGCCTCCTTGATCAGATCAGGAATGGTCTTGATGGCCTCTTTGCGCCGGCGCGTTTCAGCCTTCTCTACTCTGGTAGCGGCCCTCACCTGCTTCTGGCGCTTGCGCTCTGCCTTGGCGCCCTCGGCCTCTGAGTAAGCGTCGATGCAGGCCGGGTGGATGTGCTGGCCCGGCTCCAGCTTGCCCTTGCAGTGGGGGCAGCGTGTGCGGCGCATCATGGCTTGAGAATCTCCCAGCGCAGGCCAGCGAAGTACCATGCCTTCCTGAATCCATAGCGCTCCGAGAAAAGCGGCTCGCATCCCCTCGATGGCTTCACGTATAAGCCATAGCCGAAGATGCGCACCCAGAACCCCCAGCGGAAGAAGCATGTTTTGATCACTGCTCGCCCTCCCACGCCTTGAACTGCACGTTCTGTTGCGCGCCGAAGGACTCCATCAGCGTCTGCAGCTCGCACATCTCAGCCTTGGTCATGCGGCTTGTGGACTGGCCGCAGACGACGAATCCGCCATCCAGACCTGGCACGACCTTCGTGCGCTTGAGCGCGGCGCTGAACACGTCCTTCCATTCCTCGCTGGTCAGCTTGTGGCCGTGCCAGTTCACCTGGGCGCTGATGTCGGCGAGCATCGACCACAGGCGGCGGTTCTGCGCATCGCTGCGCTTCTCTGGCCTCAGTTCCGCAACCATGCGCTTGCCATCGCGCACGGCCTCCTTGGCGTTCTTCCAGAGGAAGCTGATGGCCTTGTGGGCTTGGCCCTCTTCCCACAGGCTCAGGGTGAGGCGGTCAGTCATGGCGCACCTCCTTGACGACTTCCCGCCTCATTCTCCTGATGTACCGCTCTGCCTCTCCGACAGAAGAATGGGTGTTCGCGAAGCCCATCTGGAACCAGAAGAATGGCAGCCACCAATAGCTCACCTGAGCCTCATATCCAAGGTATGCGTCTCGGACGATCCTGTAGCGGTTTTTCATGCCTGCGCCCCCTTCCCCGCCCACGACTCGTAGGCGGCTTGGGGTGTCAGGCCGAAGCCGTAGACCCGGCCGGCCAGGAGGAAGCCCTGGTAGACCGGAGAGAAGCACAGCCAGACGCCGCGCTCTTTGCGCATGCGGGGCTTCATGCTTGCTCCTTCGGCGCAACTCCGCGCCCACGGTGAAACCCAGCATCCACGCCATTCCCAGCCGTTTTCGACCCGTTTTCAGCCGTTTCCGCGCCCATGGCGAGCGCTTGAGCCGCAGCACAGCGCAGGATGGCCAGGCGCATGCGGTCCGCGCGCTGGGATTCGTCGGGCACGTCTTCCATGAAGCCAAAGCAGGCACGTTCTGGCGTTGGCGTGTATCCATCAACCGATGCACTGACCCATGGGTGGTTGTCTGCCGGGTGGTTGTGCTCCACGCTGATGCGCAGGGCAGCAGCCAGATCCATCGCCTGCTCGCCGCAGTGCCTAGGGTTCCACGGCCTCGCCGGACCGTCGAGATTCCACAGATAGGCCCGACCATCCACTTCCTTGAAAAACCATCCCTCGCACTCGGATGGCCACGGCTCGCCTTCGGCCAGGACGTGCATGCCCCTGGCCCGAGCCGCCGCCTCCAGCATTTCGCGCTCGGTCATGCTGCGTCTCCTGTCTTGGCTGCGGCCTGGGCGGCGAGAGCGGCGTCCACAGCAACGGGGTCGAATAGTTGATGCGCGGCCGAGAACTCGATCCAGTTGCCGCTGGCGTCATCCACGCGACGGATGTTTCCCCTAGAGTCGAGGTGGAATGACCATCGCGGAACCTTGCACAGGCGCTGGCGCACGGCCTCGAAAGCCGCATCGCGCGCAGCCACAGTGCCGGCCGTGAACGGCAGCAGGCCCTCGGTGTCAAATGCCTCGCCATTGGCGGCAGCATTCAGCGCATCCAGCCAGTTCTCGGGCAGGTTGCATTCCGCGCCCAGGCCGGCGTAGCAGGTGGCTGCCAAGCCGCGCAGGGCCTTGTTCTCTGCGTCCAGGCGGCGCAGCTCGGCGGCTGCCTTCTCGTGAACTGGCACGCCGTCATACCAGCGATGGCTGGATTTCTTCATGCTTCCGAAGAACTCCGCAAGTTCCAGCGCCTCGCTCTGTGTCTTTGTCTTGCTCATTGCCCCACTCCTTTGTTGATCCACTCGGCCCGCTTCTGGGCCTGCTCTTGAGTTACTGCCTTGTGCTGGTCACAGGCCGGCGCCGCGGCGCTGTACGTGTGGCCCTTGGCGCGCTTCATGCATTGCGCAAAGCCGAGCCGGCGCATCCCTGGGTCTGTTTTCTTGGGCTGCCAGTGCTGGCAGGTGATGCAGGTGGTCATGGGGCCTCCTGGCTGGGCGACAGGCCCAACAGCATTTCGCTTACGGTTCGCTCGCAAATGGCGACAAAATCGCCGGGAGACTCCTCTGCAACAAGCGCCAGATCAATCCAGGAATCTGCAGACGACTCGTAGGCGGTAATCCAAGCCACCAACTCCAATCTCGTAATTGCTGCCCCATCCATGAACTTGGTGTAGAACTCGGGCACGTCATGAGCAGCCCGCTTTGCCAACGCAGAAGCGAAGGAGCGGCATTCAGACCACACGTGCCCATGCCTACCTCTCTCCGGGCCGACAAGCGATGCGAACCTCTCATCCATGGATGCAGAAGCCTTTGCAAGGACTTCGCGACCTTTACGCACCAGTTCATGACCCTCATCGAACTGCCAGGCGCTCAAAATCGCTTCAACCTGCTCCGGGGTCGCTCCAGAGAACCATTCACGCGTCACTGATTTGCAGGACTTGGACAGTTCAGCGATGAGGAATGCCTCAAGGACACTTGGCCCATAAACCTCGAATACACGCGATTCCTTGACTTCGGCCATGGCGACACGCGCGGTATTTGCGTGGGAAAGGATCCGGGTCCTGGGGTCGCGCTTGCTGTGCCCGACTTTGAGCAGCCCGCTGGATAGCGCCACGTAGTAAACGAAGCCCTTCTCTGCCATACGCCGGACTTTCGTCTTCGCGAATTCATTCGCCAGTTCAGCGATCTCCCGGCTGCTCATGGTCAGCGCGGGCGCGATGTTTTGCAGTGCGTTCATGCCGTCTCCTTGTTGGTCAATGCGAAGTGGAAGACACCGAACTTGTCGGCCTCTTTGCTCTCGGGGCGAACGCGGCCGGCGCGGATGGCGCTCTCGCCCTCGGCCTGGGTCACATTGGTGTATTTGCCGTCCTTGACCACGTAGAAGCCGAAGCCTTGGCGGTAGCGCAGGACCGCGCCGCCGCGCAGGTGCTGGATGAGGGTCATTGCCATTTCTGCTTGCCCTCCATGCCCAGCGCCTGGCGTGCGAACAGCAACACGATTGGCCTGATGCGCTCACCCGCCTCCGCGCGCTTCAGCTTCGACCTAGCCCATTCCTTCGGGTCGTGGCGCGGCGCCATCGCGGCCTTCAGGTCGGTCTGCTTGGCGATCTGCTCAGCCACCACCTTCTCGCTGGCCCGGGGCGCCTCCAACTGCTTGAACTCGGGCAGCGGGCAGCAGTTGGCAATGGCACGGAACTGGCTCACGTTCGGGCAGCGGTCGGGCAGGTTGCGCAGGGCGTAGCGCAGCGGCTCCAAGTTGCGCGCGAAGCCGGAAAGCTCGTTGCCCCAGTCGCTCTTCACCAGGTTCATGTCCACGCCTTCCCACTGGCGCAGCCACGTCGCTCCATAGCGGACCTGCATCTTGGTGAAGATGGCCTCGATCACATCGGTGAAGGTCTCAACGGCCATACGAGCCTCCGTCGATCTCCAGCTGCGGCTGGGCTCGCGGCGTCACGTCGATCACGTCGCCGCCGTTCATGAATCGCTGGGCGGCCTCAAACCCTGCGCCAGGAGCTTTTCTCGCAGCCATCGGCGAGACCTCCTCGACGCGCTGGCGGGCCGCGCGCTGTGCGAAGGTCTCTACGGGTGCACCAGGGTCAAACGAACGCATGGCGGGGCCAATAGGGGCCTTCCTGAGCCATTCGGCATTGAAGCCCTGCCATCCGCGCTCAACGCAGGTGCGAACTGCCTGCTCGACAGTGATGCCCGCCGCGCCGGCCTCGCGCTGCAGCGCGTCAACCACGGTCTGGCTCACCGGCCCAGCCTTCTTTGCCCTGCGGACCTGCAGCCATTCCGCGAAGAGGCTGGCCGGCACACCGTCGATGGACGACACTGCGGATCGCTTGCCGGAGCCACGGGCAGGCTTGGCAGGAGCCGAAGGCGACGAAGAATCGTCAGATTCTTCTTTATTTGGTGTTGGTGTTGGTGTTGGTGTTGGTAGCTCAGCATCCGTTGAGCGTTCGTTGAGCGTTCGTTCGCCGTTCGCTTCTTCGTCGCTCTTCTTCTCGGAAACGTTCGCTCCAGCCTTCGCTTGACGGGCGCGCACCGATGCTTCAGCGGACGCTTTTGCCTTCGACTGCTTCTCCTTCATCTTGGAGATCTCGTCGTTGCAACGAGCGTGCAGCCATCCGTCATCCGTCAGGGTGAAGAACTCGTTCAGCACTCGCTCAACGTCCGCTGCATTGGCCTTCATGCGGATCTTGCGCGCGACATCAGCAGCGTCGGCGGGGAGCGGCCCTTCGTTGAGGTAGTAGGCGTCGAGCAGACGGCGATATGCGCAGTCCTCGATGGGATCGAGGTGCGCTGTATGGGCGATGTAGTCGCCGATGTGGAATGGGTAGTAGTTGATGGCCGTCTCCTCAAATGCGCGCAAGGCGCATAGCAGAGCGGCGGTCAACATCAGCTTGGCTGACTTTCCCGCTGGCTACGACGATGCGTTGATCTTGGGATTTCTCGCAAGCCCTCTGGAACCGGAATCCACGAGCGACAGAGCGCGCCGGGATGGCGAAGGCGTTGGATTGATGGTCTTGAGACCTGGGTCTAGATTGCATTTTTAGTCCATGCCTTGTAGGACGCCCCATGGCCGTAAGACCATCTGGCGGTCGCTGCACAAATTCAGCGCGGGACGCCCTACAAGGCATATTTGTGACGGAAACTCGCCCGCCAGGGCAAGCGCACAGCCGCCAGGCCGTGCTGAGATGATTTTAGCCGAGAGCGGCATCACAGTCCAGGGCTAACGGCCTGCTTAGCACGTGTGCGCCGCATATCTTTTCTGATCGCGTCAGCCACGACTTTTGCAGTTGCTGATGCGGGCTTACCGCCAGCTTTGATGCGCATCAGAGTCCTCAGTGCCAGCTTGTGGCGCTGAGAGAACTCCGTGACGTTTATGCCACCCAGGTGGGCGCGTATGTCGATAGTATTCATGAGTCGATGGTAGTGCAACGTTGCGCGCATGGCAACATCCACGTCGCCAGAATATTTTTCAAAAAGTTCTTGCAATGCTCCGTGCCATGTGGCACATTAAACCCATCGCAGCAACAAACGCCCCAGGGCGGCTGCGGAGGGTGGGAGGCGATAGAGCCTGCGCCGACGGATCTTTAAAAACCGAGGGCTACAGAGAGATGCGGAATGCGCAGGCTGATGCGCGGGAACATAAGTTGGGCCATGCAGGTGGTGCACCCTCGTTCTGCATGATGCCGACCGACTGGTAAGCGGCCCTAAACGGCTAGTTGGTCATGCTGGAGTTCAGTACCAGCCCGCATCTCTCTGTAGCTCTCAAGGAAGGATGAACAGGCCGCAAGGCCCTGCCCCTGTGATCTGTCGGCAGAAGCAAAAGACAGGTGGCGCGAGAACCAACACTCGCGAGCCGGGCCCAGCTGGGGCTAGATCAAAAACGCGTGCTGGAGCCCGCCAACGTCCTCGAATCTGAGGCCGCTGGAGTTCGGGGAGATGCCAGCCGTCCACCTTGTACGTCAACAGGGATCAAACCTCAGTCTTGCGCGCAGGGCTGAGGTTTGTTCACAAGGAGCACAGACATGGCATTCCACTACTTCAGCGACATCACGGGCGAAGCTGAAAAGCTGTCCGCCATCACCGGCATGCCAAACAAGGAATTCGCCGCCCGCTGGCCCGGCGTGAAGGGCTTCCGCTACGACGGATATCAGATGTGGGTTGGTTGGTCGCAGTCCGGCGCCCTGATGCCGGTCACGCGCCGCATCGAATACAAGGCTCGGCCCTCTCTGCACGAGTGCAATGCCAAGTGCCTGAATGGCAAACACAGCGGCACTTGCGAATGCCGGTGCGGCGGCAAGAACCATGGCCGGGGCATGTTCACCAAGATGCTGGAGGCCGCATGACGGTCACCAAGCTCAACGACAAGCGAAAGCAGGCCCAGCGCGCCAACTACAAGGCGGCCGTGCTGGACGCGTTCGATGCGCTGTTCCCGAAAGAGCGGCAGCAGCAGGCCATCGGCAAGCCTCAGCGCCTCGACACCGACCCCGAAGTGCGGCGCAAGGCAAAGCAGCAGCTCTGACCCACCCCCTTCCCCTGACCCAGTTCAGGGGAAAGACCAAAGCGCATTCAGCCGAGTGCGCTTCGTTTTTTCAACCACCACGGAGTGACTCATGAGCACACAGACACGCGAGACCTTGAAGGCTGAAATCAACGCCGCCAAGAAGGCCCTGGAGGCTGCACAGCAGGCCTACGACGAGTTCGACCAAGCAGCCGAGAACAACGTATTCCCATCTTTGGAAGATGCCGAGGCTCTGCAGGATGTCCTGGCGAACCGCGCGTTCGATGACTGCCAAGGCGCCTACAACTGTGGAAATGATGTCTATGAGCAGGAGTTCATGGTTGGCGATGTGGTCTACGTTGCCACACTGAAGTGCGAATACAACCGCCACGACAAGACCTACTACTACCTGGATGGCCAGGAGTTCAGCATCGCCCCGAAGGCGTCCGCCTGACCGCCCGCCCCTGGCGCACAGGGGCAGAACCAAAGGCGCCATGACCCTTCGCGGCGCCTTTGGTTTTTCAACAGGAGCAGACATGACGCCAGAACAGAAGTTGAAGCACGCAATCCTGCTGCTTGCCGCCAAGTGGAAAGACATCACCCTGGCCGCTGATGCAGAGATCACCGCCGAGAACGTGGATGCCCTCTACGAAGAGCACGACGAGGGCGGAATGCTGCAAGACGCGCGCAGCGAGCTCCGCAGCACCGGCGAGGAAACCGGCCTCAGCGCACCTGGATCGCGCAACTACGAGACCGAGGCAGTCGCCAAGCAGATGCCAGACGGCTCCTGGGTCGGCTGGACGCACTACTACGGCGGCGGCAAGCACAGCGAACCCGACGCTATCCCATGGATGGAGGACGCCTACGACCTGATCTGCACGGAAGAGCAAGTCACGGTGACAAAGCGGACGTTCGCCAAAGTCCCCGAATGAACCCCTCCCCCGGCTCGTAGCCGGGGCACACCAAGGAGATGAGAGATGAACTGCAACGAGAACTTTTGGGATAGACCGCCAGAAGAGCGAGCAGACCGCATGCGAGATGCCGCAGACCGTGGCGGCGTCGAAAACTTCTTCGACCTCTCGCCGGAAGAGCGCGCTGAGGCCTACAGGCGCGGCCAAGAAGACTGATCCCCCCGCCCTGGCAAGCCCAGGGCCCATCACATCTGCAACTGGGTCCCTCGGGATAGTGCTGCAGCTCTGCCGGTTGCAGTTGTGATGGTTTCCAGCCGCGCGCGCACCGGAGATGGATGCAAGCGATTTGCGCGCAACACGCGGCTCTCTCTTTCCAGCCGGGCCCTGGGGGACTATCTCCAACCCTCCCTGACTCCCCAGGCGTGCCAGCAATGGCGCCGGCTCTTTTCATCGGACCGCAGCACACCGCTCCGGGCCTTTTTCATTGGCCTGCGGGCCGCAAGGAGGCTTCATGACGAGCAACCCAAAGCCCGATTCTCTATACGAGAACAATCGCGCGTTCGACGCTTACTACTACAGCTTCGGGATCACGAAGTGCTACCCCGTCGATGTGGTGTTGCACGCAGTGGCCAAGGCCGGAAAGGCGTATCACAACACCTCGGAGTGGGGCGAACAGTGCGAGCCATGGACAGACCACCTGAAAGGCGACTGCCCTATCGACTGGATCTGGAATGCGGCAGCGTCTGCCGCCGAGCAGTTCCGGCAACTGGCCGGGCAGCGCGACGACCTGATGGCGGCATTAAAGGAGACTTTGGCCTTCTGTGAGGCGAACACGTTTGGCGGCGATGACACTGCCGCGCTAATCGCCAAGGCCCGCGCCGCCATCGTCAAGGCCACCGGGAGCACGCCATGAACGCCCGCCCCCCATGTTTCGTCTCCTTCGCGGCAGACACGCATGTCCAGCGGCTGAGCGACGACGACGCGGCCAGCGACTACTGGGCTGTCCAGGCTGATCGTGAGATCCGCACCGGCCTACGGCTCACGAAACCCGCCGACTGGTTTGAGACCCGCATATCCGGCCCGCGCGGCGGCTGGTCGCCCGACGAGCTGCTGCTGCACGCCCTGGACTGCGACAACGAGCCCGTGCGTGGCGTGTTCTCGCGGCTGATGGTGGGCCAGGCCAGCGCCGCCGAGCTGCACACCGCGCTGGTGGACTTCGCGCTCGAGCACTGCAGCGAGGGCGTGGCCGCCGCGCTGGAACAGGAGGCCCGCAATGCAGGTTGACCCCGCCCGCGCCGCGGCGAACCCGGCCGTCGCCGAGTACCTGATCGGCGAGCAGCAGGCCGAGATCGCCCGGCTGCTTGCCCTGGTGGCCAGCCTCACACCCGCCGCGCCGCTGGCCCCCGAAGCCCTGCGCGCCGCGCTCGCCCAACAACCCCAGGCGCTCCAGCACTGCGCCGATGCAATTTGAGGACACACCATGAACTGGCAACCGATTGAGACGGCTCCAGCAGGCAAGAGCGTGCTGGCCTGCAATGCACTCGGCTACGTGGGGCGCGCCATCTTGTTGAACGGAAAGTGGGAGCACATAGGCAAGCCCACGCACTGGATGCCGCTGCCTGCGGCGCCAGGCGCTCCTGCAGGTGAGGAGTCATTCGAGGATCGCATCAGCGACTGGGCGCACGGCGATGCACTGGATGCCGCGCGCTGGCGCGAACTGCTGCGCTTCGTCGGCGGCCACTACTCGACCACGCAAGGTGTTTGGTTCAGCGTCACGCACCTGAAGGCGGTCCCAGGCACCGACATCACCGATGGCCGCGTGGAAGATCATTTCACCAAGGCTGTGGATGCGGCTATCACAGACCGGGCCGCCAAGGAGACGCCATGAGCGCATCGGAATTTGAAAGCAACGTGCTTGCCTTCGATCCTTTTGAAGGCGACTTCGGCGAACCCGGCGACAGCGTGCTGCGGGACAAGATGGTCAACGTGCGCACGCCTGGACCGTGCTCGCACTGCGGATGCCAGATCCACAAGGG